GGTGGGCGTACAGCCCGTTCCACAGGTTGACTTGCAGCACGCTCATCGATCCGGGAACTCACGACGGATGCGGGCAAGCCGCGCCCGGATGTCGTTCTGCGCACGGTCAAGCCCGGGGCGGAGGAACGGACGAGAAGCCATGCGGCGGGTGCCGTACTCGAGGGCCGGGGCATACTTCGACGCCGGCGAACCGGAGCGATAGCCGACGCGGCCGATCACCTCGTCGCCCCGCACGACCGTCTCGTTGTCCAACTCGTTGCGGAGCGTTCCGGTCACCTGCTTCGGCGGTTCGCCAGGCCCGGACGGATTCAAGCCGACGCGACGACCACCACCACCGCGCCGCGTCGGCTGCGAACGGGCAAGCGACTTCTCGATGTCCGTCGCCATCTTGCGGACTTCGATCTCGATGCCGCGAGCAAGCAGACGCTCGAACGTCCGCTCGAACTCCTTCGTGTTGTCCACGAACCGCGTCACCGCTGCCGCTCCAAATCGAGCGTCGTGAACCGACCGAGGCGGTTGATGTCACGCACCGCACGGATGATGTACGTCGAACCCTCGTACGAAAGCAGATCGCCCGACTCGATCGGCGGGGCACCAGGGATGTACGCCTTCGCGTTCACGACCTCGGTGTCACGCCCGTACTTCACCTGCTCGTCGCCGCCAAGATCCTGCAACCTTGCCCGGTACGAGCCGACCGTCGTGATCGCCCGCGTCTGAGCCGCGCCCGACGGACCGCCCTGCCGGGTGATCGTGACCGTCACGTTGGCAAGCGTGGCGACGCTCACGGCAGCATCCTCCGATACCGTTCCAGCGTCGGGAGCTGCGACACGATCGCCGCGTCGCTGATCCCGCCGGCAATCGCGTCCGAGGCCACCTGGTACGAATAGTCGCCCAGACGCTCCGACTGAAGCGAACCATCGCGATTCGCCGCGTCGTACGCGCCCTTCGTCAACGCCAGCACGACGAGCTCGATGTCCTTTGGCAGCGACTCGAAACCGGCTGTGTACGCGACGTATCCCATGCCGCGATACGAGTACGACGACCAGTAGCTCGGGTACTCGATCCGCAACTGCCCCTCGCCGTAGTCCACTTCGTAGTCGCCGTCGTAGTCGCGCCAGTACTCAAGCTCGATGTCGCCACGCTTCGCGTCCCATGACGGCGAGCGAACCAGCCTCGAGGTGGGCACCGTCACCCGCGCCGACGCAGTCCATCCGCTTGTGCCGTCGATCGCCGTGGCGAGCGCTCCGGTATCGCCGTACGTCGAGAATGCAAGGTTCGTCGTGGTGGTGGACGATCCCGACGATCGGAGGATGCACGCCGTGTCGGTGACTTCGACGCGAGCGATTGGATCGGATCCCGAATATCGCACCGTGATGGCATCATCAGGCTCGATGCTGAACACATCGACGCCCGTCACGTTCGGCTGCTCGAGCGTCACCAGCCCGCCCGAACACGGGTACACCCGCTCGGTGTAGGACTGCGACAGCAGGTTCCGCCCGAGGTACGTTTCGATGGCCTTCAGGGCACCCTCGATCAGCAGATCGAGCAGCGCCGTGTTCTCGGCGGCGAGGATGACCTCGTTCGACTGGCCGAGGATGTTCGTGGCGGCGCGGCGAACCAGGTCACCAGCGTCGACCTCGTCGCCGACCAGAGCCGTCGCCACGAGGCCATCCGAACCCTCGTTGATGTCCGCCGCAAGGTCGGGGATCGTCTGCGCGGTGTTGTAGTTGGTCGTCCCGCTGGTGTCGCCGACATGCTGCACCTGCACGGCGTCCACCGCGATCGTCGCGCTCGTGCTGTTCGACGATTCGTCGTCGTACACCGCAAGCGCGTCGATCAGGAACGACGGATCGTCGTCGTCGATGCCGAGCAAGAGCTTGGCCTTGCCCCGCAGGTCTTCGAGTTGGCTGGCCGTGAGGCTCATAAATCCCCCCGCCGCCACGCCGACGACGGGAGGACTCCGGGGGTGTCTGTCAAACGACGATCCGCTCGGCCACGTCGCCGCTTTGGCTTTCGAACGCCGCGTCGTACCGAGGGAACACGCCGAGGATCAAGCCCGACACGATCGACGAGCCGGAAGTCGTCGGCTCAAGCTCAAGCTCGAACCAGCGGAACGACGTGTCGAACTGCTCGCCATCGAACTCGATGACGACGCTCCTGTTGTCGCCAGTGCCGGTGATCGCCGTGATCTCGGTGCCGGCCACGACTTCGCCCGTGCCGCCCGTCGCCACGTCGTACTTGAGAATGCGCCCCGTCAACGTCGTGCTGATGCTGCCGACGGAAATGACCGCCATGTACGAATGGAAGTCGCCCATCTGCACGCGATTCGATGCGACAGACGAAGCCGACGTGGCGATGGTGGGGTACAAGGCCCCCACCACCGCCACCTCGGAACCGGGATACCGAAGCTGCGGAGGCATCAGGCGATGCTGTTGCTCAGGAGGTCGGCCTCCTGGTACTTCGGCTTCGAAGTCAGGATGATCCCCTGACCCTCGTCGGTGCCCGTGTCGGACTGGCCCTGCACCATGAAGTGCGTGGCCTCCGACAGCGCCGCGATGCACTCCTCGCGACTCGCGGCGACGACGACGTAATCGCCTTCCGCATCCGGCTGGCCGGCCTCGCCGGTCACGACGGTCGTCGCTCCGGTGCCCGACGAGTCGGTGGCGACCTGGATACGAGCAGTCGTCGCATCCGTGATCGTTCCGAGCGTGCCGGTGATGATGCCGAGGATCTGCTCGACACCTTCGAGGCTGATCCACGTCGCGTTGAAGTTGACGAAGCCAGTCCCGCCGGGATCCCAGTCGTAGACGTGGAGTCCGCAGTATTCGGTGAACTTGGCGTTGGGGGAACTACTCATGTCACGCACTCCTCGCCGCGAGAGTCACGAACGCCGACTGCGTGGTGGTGCCGTCGCGCGGATCGATCGGAGTCGAAAGCCACGGCTGGCCGTCCACACGCATCCGGAACTTGTACGCCACGGCGTCCTGGTCGAACCACAGGTGGATGCTCGTCTGAGCATCGATGCCGCCGGCCTTCATGCCGAGCCAGTACTGCGGCATGGCGGAAAGCACGATGTCGCCGACGTTGCCGAGCGCCGCAGCGTGCTGCGTCACGATCACCGGGCGACCCATCAGCGAGCCGAACGGGCTGTTGCTCAGGCCGCCGGGCTGAATGTACGTCGCAACCGTCGATCCGGCGGTCGCCTCGGCTCCCGTGTCGTCGCGGCCGACGAACGACAGACGAACAAGCTCCTTCTCGACCTCGTGGTGGATGAACCACACGGCAGACGCGCGGTACGGAGCGTACAGACGCTCGTACATCTTCTCGATGTTCCGCTGAACGACCGTGTTGTTCTCCTGCGACCCCTCCGCTGCCACCGTGATGAGGCTTGCGGAGTTCAGGAAGCCGAGCGGCTGGCCCGCACCGTTGCCGCGGAAGATGGCCTCGCCGAGCTTGAAGTCGATCTTCTCGCTCGCCTTGCGGCCCACGAACGCCTCGATGGCCGTCGCGTCCTCGAGCAGCTCCTCGGTCACGGGCACCAGGGCGGTGAGCTTGCGCAGACGAAGCTCCTTGAGCTTCAGCTGCACCTTGCTCTGGTCGTACGTGCCCGTTTCGCCTTCCCAGTTGGCGAGGATGCCGCCGGTCGTCTGCCACGGCGTCGTCTCGTCGTCCGGGACGGCCATCGCGTTCCGCTGCATGGTGTAGGTGTCGCATCGACCAGCGATGCTGTCCTCACCCATCACCTTGCTCATGATCTGATCGCGGAACTCGGACGGAACGGCGAAACCGCCGTCCGCGCCGACGGCCTCTTGCGACACGGTGTCAGAGCCAAGACTGGCCTTCGTCCAGCGGGACAGAGCCTCGGTGGGGCCACCACCGTCGCGCATGCCCGCCTTCGCCACGTCCTTGTAGAACTCGCCGGCGTGCTTGAAGCCGCCGCACGGGTCGTACGACAGGCGATCCGCACCGACCTTGACGTCGTGCGTCGCGCCGGCCTTGGCCGATCCCTTGTACCGCTTGACGTCGGCCAGTCGCTCCTGAGCGACCCGACGCTCGACCTCGTCCTCGATCGCCGAACGCTTCTCGGCGTCCGCGACGTTGAGGCGCTTTCCGTGGCGGCTGGCGAACATGTCCGCAAGGACGTACTCGGTGCCGTCATTGCCCTCGACGGTTTCGGCGTTGTAATCGTTGGCCTTCAGCCACGCCTGCACGTGGCTGAGGTTGTCGCCGTCACCGTCGTAGCCAGCTCCCTTGAGCTGGTCAACGAAAGTGCTCCATCGCATTGGATGCGATCCCTATGTGACCGCTCTGGCTCACCGTCGATCCACCACGCAAGGCACGCTCAGGCCCATGTGTCCAGCGTCACGATGCGTGGCGACCTCAGGCGGTCGCACGGGTGCGGCTCAACTGAGCCGGAATGCCTTTGGTGCCGTGTCCAGCACCATCGTCCTTTCGTGTTCCACGGGGAACGACTTGCCGCCGTCAATGATATCGAACAGGAACGAGTCCTGTCGAAGATCGCCGGACTTGACCGCCGTGGCGAGCGCGTCCTGGTTCGCCGGGATCGTCACCACGCTGAACTCCAGAAGGTTCCAGCCCGTGACAACCCGACGCACCCGATCGCCGAACCGACGCTGATCCTTGCGGGTGGCCGCCCGGGCCTCGTCGATCGTGAAGCCCACGGAGAACGCGTTCAGGACGCCCTGCTTGAACAAATCGTAGACCGTGTCCGGCAGCCACTCGGCCGCGTCCGGGTGAGCCATCGGACGATCGGCGAACTGCATCTCCGCCATCACGGCATTCGGCGTGCGGCGGACGTTCGTCGCCTTGCCGATCGGCAACGCCGACGCGTCGTGCCCAAGCAGCACCACCGGGTTGCGGCTGAACTCCTCGGTGCGGATGCCCGACGGGAGCAGCACGTCGCCGTCGCGATCGACGCTGATCGTCGAGATGGCCGCCTCGATGCTGCGTTCGCCCCGTCCGTCAACCTTGGTGATGCACGTCTTGCGGTTCATTGTTCGACCTCGTATCGCCACTCCGGCCCGCTGCGAATCAGCGTGCCGTGACGCCCGGTCGTCACCATGCACCGATGTTCAATGTGCTCATGGAC